TGTGCTTTATTAACATGTTCAGTTGACTATACTCCCAATAACACTTATATGACATACAGTGATGCAGCCCGAAGTATGGTATCCTACACAATGAATCTACAATTTGGAGAACTTGATCCAATATATGAAAGTGATTATTATACAGAACTTGGTATGCAAAACAGTATCTCTCAATCCACCAGAATAGGTTATTAAAATGTCAGCTTACTTCCGTAACGTCCCTAATTTTGAATATGTAAACAGACTGCCAGAATCTCACAGCAGTTCAGAATATATTGAAGTAAAAAACCTTTTTAAAAGAGGAAAAATTAGAGATGATATCTACCAAAATGTTACGTATTTTACCAAATATAGTATAGAAGGAGATGATAGACCTGATAATGTTGCTTTTGATGTTTATGAAGATTCAAATTTAGATTGGGTAATTCTCTTATCAAATAACATGGTAAATGTTCAAACTGAATGGCCTCTTACCCAAGAATCTTTTGAAAATTATCTTTTCGAGAAGTATGGAAACGAACAAAATATACATGGAACTCATCATTATGAAAGTAAACAAATAAAAAATAGTCTAGGATCTATAGTTCTTCCCGAAGGTCTTCAAGTTCCCCAATACTTTTCAATGGAATTTTTTGATGTTAATTTAGGAACCTATACAGAAGTAGGAGGAGCTGGAGATCTTATAACCTCAGAAGTAACTAATTATGATTATGAAGTAGACCTTCAAGATAAAAAAAGACAAATATACATTTTAAAACAAAGTTATCTCAATTTAATTATCACTGATATGGAAAGAATTATGCCATATAAAACGGGTTCCACCCAATATATGAGTGAAACCCTAGTTAGAGGAGAAAATATTAAATTATATTCTTAATTATTCCTCTGCAAGTTTTTGAAAATAACTTAGTGCATCATCCTCATCTGAACTAGCAGATGCTACAGCAGCAACAGGCTCTTTACGAGCATTGAAGTCTGGTGCATAAGAACCACGACTGTTATCTTCCTCTGCTACCTCTTCATCCATACGACGAACAGGTTGCTTGTTACCTAGAACATAGTCCAAACGCTTCTTCAGGTCATCATATGACTTGAATTGGTCTGGTGCGGTGACAGCAGTGAGTGAATACTGCTTCTTCCACAATGCTTCTAGTGCATCATCGTCATCGAGTAATGGTGATACTGAATCGAACTCTGACTTATCATAGTTCCAGTAACCATCTTTCTTAACGATTTTCAATTTGAAGTTAGCACCTTGCCAGAAGTCAAAAGGATTAATCGGAGTCTCATCCTCAAATTCAGGTTGCATGGATTCCATGACCTTATCAAAGATTTTCTTACCAAATTTATATAAGAAGACTTTACCCTCATTTTGAGGATTAGTAGGATCCTTTACGACATAGATGTTTGCATAGTAAGAAAGCTTACGCTTCTGCTTACGCACTACATCTTTATCTGACTCATTACCACTATTCCATAATTCACGATTATATTCGGAAACAGGATCTTTACCACCAGTAGTAGTTAAAGAATTTTCAATATACCATCCACCTGGTCCTTGAAATGCATGAGAATACATCTTTGCCCAAGGGATATCCTCTCCATTAGGAGCAGGAAGGAATCGAATAACGGCATAACCGTTACCTGTTTTATCAAGTTCTGGTTTCCAAAGGCGATCATCACCTCCTCCACCATTGTTCATCTTCTCCACTTCTTTGACCAATTTAGAAGTCAAAGATCCTAGAGAGGATTGTTTTTTTAAGTCTGAAAATGACATTTAGATTTTTATTGAGATTTGGCTTGTGTGTACCTTTATAGTATATCAACTTAAAGATTCTTTGTCAATCTGCTTTTTCATCATACTTACCATATTATTCATATTAGCAAATAAGATGTTCATGTCCACATTAGTAGGAAGTCCCATTTGACGAGCACCCTCTAAAATGCTTTTTTTCATTTCTTTAGCTTCAGGATCATCTGATAAACTAACACGAGTAAAAAGAACTCGTTGCTTATTTAAAAGTCTCTCCAGAATACTAACATGATACAACTGATCATCCTTTGACATTGTGGGAAATTTGAAGACATTAGTATAAACCTCCTCTTGGAGTTCATGTATCTCTGCCATTTCTGCACGGACAACTTCAGAATCGAAAAAACTCATAGGACAGTTTGTTTAAGAATCTTTTTATACTTGGGTACATCTATATTTAGGAAAGGTTTATATTTTTTCATTTTTTTACTTACGGTTTCCCAGATAGGATCATTCAATTTCTGATCAAAATCTTTTCTGTAGTCAAATACAGAATCACAGATTACCAGAGTTTCTAGGGATATTTTCCCACCAAGATAATTTCTTAAAATTGGTGGATGACCATCAGAACAGTCAAATACCTCATTTACCTTATTATTCTCAAAAAGTAAATTTATCTCTTCTTTGAAAATATAGGATAATGACTGAATTTTCTTTTTCCAGTCAATATAGCGATTTTCGCCTTCTTTTATCATTTCACCAATCCACATAGTTGCGGGATCTGTGGTGTGTATGAAATTAGAGACGAAAAACTCTTCTACCTCTTTATCGTTTTTTTGCCTTGCAAACTTCTCAAACCAAAACCTATCCTTTCTCTTATAAAAGGCTTGTTGGGTTGCTCTCGTTTTACCACGATACTTAATATAATCATAATGATCTTTAGTAAAGTGATTCTTCAACGAGAGATAACAACGATATGCATCAAAAGGCATCATTCTTCATTCTGTATCAATTCTTTCCAATGTGCATACATCGCACCATAGATCATACCCTCATGGGCTCTGATCTTTGATCCGTCCAACAGTTCCAATTCCCTCTTTGATAATTGTCTTGGGGTCATGTCCCTGTATTCCTTCTCCCAGTTTGGGATTCTTTTTATGTAATTCATTGGATAATTGACGTTCAATTTCAAATTCTAAATCAGATAATGAGGATGTCAAATATTCTTGATATTCATTATCTTCAATAAGATCATATAAATGAGCAATGTGCTCCAGAGCAAAGACTAACTTAGTCTGTTGATTCATTCTAGGCATTATCCATTATTTTTCTTATCCTGAATTTCTGCACGTCTTGCTTTAGCAAGTTTACCTAAATCACCAAGTGCTTTACGGGCTCTCGTACCTGCGACTTTAACACCCTTATCTTCAAAAGATTCAGATTCTGCAATATAAGAGTTAAAAGACTCTAGGATTTGTTCATGTAAGGTCATTTTCTTTATTTAAAAAAAGTAATAGGGCAAAAAAAGCTTGGAGTTTTTTTCCCGCCTTTTTTGGAATTAAAAGCTAGCCTCCCCTGAGGCTAAAAAATTAATTTCGCACGACTAGTTCGCTTTAAAAAATTTAACTCTTGTGCCTCGTACTTTATCTTCTCCTTAAGAGGTTTAGATATAAGTTTAGGAACTGATTCCAAATCAATACTATTCTGCTCACAGAAATGAATGATAGCATCAATATAATTTAGGTTACCATTTTCATGGACCAAAGATTCTATCTCCTGTGCGAACCTAGACGGACAGAAAAATTTATTTTCGAGTGCCTTCTCTAGTTCATTCTCCATTCTGGGACCTAGTATTGTGATGTACAAATTCTTTAATATATCGAACTAGAAGTTTAATATAATCCCCTTTGTTTCTTTTGTCAAATACTTTTACTTCACCACTAGGAGTTACCATTAAGGTGATGAGTTTTTTAACAGGAATTTCAGTTAGTTCGTAGTAAGCTGCAGCATAAAAAGTCTCCTGAACAAAATAGTTTTCCAACCATTTTTCAGGTTTAATCTTCTCAGATGTCTTAAAGTCTATGACTGCTAACTCTCCTTCATATTCTGCTATACAATCAACTCTACCTGCAAGACCAAGGTACTCAGAGTAAAGAGTTCTCTCTATAGCGTGTATGTTATTTATCTTATCCAGATATGGTGCTGCATGATGAAACATGAACTTGGTGGCTGGCATATAATCATCCCAGTTAAGTTCTTTGTTCTCTAAGTATGCCTGTGCTGCCTCATGGAAGTCAGTTCCACGAGTAGTGGCTTTCTTTGTAATTCTATTTGCTTCTTCTATACCTACTCTCTTTCTCCACTTGATAAAGATATCACGATTATAAAAGGATGTTACTGATGTAATAGAAGGAACCCACTGACCATCAGGTAGTTGATACAACCTACAACCAGGAGTTTCTTTCTTTTCTAATTCAAGTTCACCTAAGAAATTACAATGAGTAAAGGTCATAAATTAAGTTCCAGTTTCGCCAGTAGATATTCTTTACACAAACCTGATCTTACAATATCCTCAACACCAAATTCAATGATGTCAACTGAGGGCATGATACGAAGGATCTGCATGAAATCATGAATACCATTTCGTTCATTCTGTTTAATCAAATCAGTCTGAGTGGCATCCCCACAGAACATAATCTTTGTGTCTGTACCAATCCTTGTTATTATACTATCTAATTCATGATAATTCAAGTTCTGAAATTCATCCACAATAATAACAGCCCTATCTAATGTAGTTCCTCTAATAAATGAGGTACTCCAGAAGTCAATAGTATCTTGACCCTTAAGATTGCCATAGAGCATTTGGAAGTCTGCATCTGATGGCATCTCAAACATATACTTTACCATATTCTTATAAGGAATCTGATAAAGTAATGACTTATCTTCATGATCACCAGGCAAGAATCCAATCTCTCTGGTGGCAACAAGTGACCTTACAATGTAAATCTTATCGTAAGGAGTACTAGGATCAAGCACTTCTTGAAGTGCATTAAAAAGAGTAATAAAAGTCTTACCTGTTCCTGCTGCACCATAAGCAACAAGATTCTTTCCATTCTTATAAGAATCAAATAATTTTTTCTGATTATCGGTGAGGGGTTCAATGTCCCTCATCATATCAGTATTAATGGGTTTCTTTCTTTTCATCTGTTTAGATGTTAATCCTACACCTATAGGTTGGTCTGCTTTCTTTTTTCTTGCCATATTAATCAGTCATGGCCTCCGACTCAGTTGTACCAATATTCTTGGTTCGTGCTAATCTTCCAGAGATACCTCCTGATTTTTCAGCACTCTTGAGGATGTCACCCCATCCAGGATTCTTATTGACGAGTTTATCTCTCCATTCACCAAGTTCAACTCCCATCAGAGGCATACTGGCAGGATCAGAATAATCACGAGACCAATCAGGGTTATCAGTACACCACTGATCCCAATCATGGACACTCAT